ATTAGATGTAGCAGGTGATACAAACATAACAGGCGATTTAACTGTATCAAGTAGTAGCGACCCAAGTGTAATCATACAAGACCCTAATGGTTCAGGGTTATTAAGACTTTTAAGAACTGATACAAGCAAACGATTTGATATATCTTTAGAGGGAAATGATTTAAGATTTACTCCAAACACTACAGATGGTTCAATGAATGTATTAATAGGTGTAAATGCAGGAAGTTCTACAATAGATAGTAGATTAGGTGTAGGTAATGCAACACCATCTGAAATGTTAGATGTTACAGGTAATGCTAAAATATCAGGTACTTTAGAAGCAGGAGCAACTACTATTAGCGCCTTAGAAGTAGGGGATAGTACAGAAGGTATTAAAATATCAGCTCTTTCATCAAATATAGCAGGTATAGAAGGTATGGATACAGGTAGTTCGGCTTGGAACTCTATTCATATTAAAGCAGATGGTAATGATGGTTTATTTATAGAAAAAGATACTAATAATGTAGGCATAGGAACTACAAGTCCTACTGAAATGTTACACTTACAAAGTACAGGCGATGTTAAGATTTTATTAGAAGCCGATACTGATAATTCTGTAGAAGATGATAATCCTGAAATACTATTTTCACAAGATGGTGGTGGAGTAACAGGTGTTATAGGGTTTACTTCTGATAATAAATTAAAAATTGCTAATAGTTGGACTAGTGATACAGGTGATATATTGCTACAGACAAAAAATATTACAAGAGCAACTATATATGGTAGTGGCAGTACAAGATTTCACAACACTACACAATTTTACAATGGGTTTCCACAAATAAAACTTAGTGATGATAGTGGTGCTGATTTTGTAGAAATAGGATTGAATGGTAATGTATTTATAAATAAAACATCAGATGCAGATATAAACTTTCTTTGGCGAGATAATAGTAATAACGATTTATTAAGTATTGACACAGGAGCACAAACAGTTACCATAGGCGAAACTACACAACAAACTTATAAATTAAAAATAGGCGATAATGGTAGAATGAATATGCCTGTTCGTGGTTTAGAGTTTGAGAATGGACACGGATATTGGAACGCTCTTGGAGAGTTTGGTCTTGTTTATTTATTAATGTCTACACAAAATGATTTGATTAGACATAGAACACCATTAACATTAGAAAGATGGAATGGTAGTGCTTGGGTAGATGAATTATCAGGAACAACAAGTGAAAATAATCCTACTACTAATTTACAAGGACTTAAAAATACATTAGATGGCTCAAAAACCACAGGTTGGACATTAGATGATGAGTGGAAAAAATTTAGATTTGTTATAACTAGAGAACAGGCTTGGGCAGAAGAACAACTGATATATTTAGATTTAGGTTGGTCTAGTACTAATTTTAGTAATGGTAGTTCTACAAGTGGCTCTATGTGTCCTACTATGACAGTAGAACAGTTAGATGGTAGTTTTGATGCAGTTGATGATAATAATAACGATTGGACTACTAATACTACTATAACATCAGATTGGCATACTACAGGAATAGCAAGTCAATATGGAACTTTTTTTACATTTAGTAATGCAACACATATGCCTGAAACACACGTTAGAATAACAGTAGAGTTTCCTGATTGGGATGCATCTGCAGGTGGAAGCAAAAGAATGAATATAAGAAACTTGGGTATGCTATCAAATTATGCTTCTGATAGAACTACTGAAGTTTGGACTACCAATTGGGATAGAGATGCAATAGGGTATGGTAATACTAAAATACCTGCAGGACATAGTTATTTTATAAACAATGTTTCAGTATTAAATACTAATACATTAGGTAGTGGTGTAGTTAATTCATCACTTACAAGTGTAGGGACATTAACAAGTTTAGCAGTATCAGGCAACACTAACATAGATGGCAATCTTGCTATTGGCGATGTAAATAATGCTTCTGTTTCATTACATATTAAAGAAGATAGTGTTAATGCAAGAATAAGAGTTCAATCTACAGGTTCTAATAGCACATCATATATGAGACTTGAAAATGATGCTCAAAATTGGGATATAAGAGTAGATGGTGGTAATTCAGATAAGTTTATTATAAGAGATGAAACTGCATCTACTAATAGATTTTCAATGGATACATCAGGTAATATAGTTACAACAGGTAATATGTCTCCTGCAGGTTATTTACAGTTAACAGGAGCACCTTCAGACCCTGGAGCAGATGGTACAGTTAGGCTTGGACAGGAAACAAATGTTTTAAAAATATTTTCAAATTATGGATGGGTAAGATTAGGCGCAGAAAGTGCAAGTTGGGCGCATATAAGAACTGATAGAAGTCAATTTTATTTTAGTACTAATATTGTAGTAGATGGTGGATATGTATCATCTTATGATGAAGATTTAATACTTCGTAGAGACTACAATGATACTACTTACAATCAAATTACAATAGGTGATGATACATTAGATATTAAACTTGATAACACATCTCGTTTAGCAATAGATGGAAATGGTCAGGTAGATTTAACAGGTGATTTAGTTTTACGTGGAGAGAAAGGTATCTTTATAGAAAACCTTGGAGGTCCAACAGGTACATCAACAGGATATGGTGGTAGCATTATCCAACCTGCAACTGCTATGTTTAGAACTGCTACTAACACGCATACAGGATTTATCAAAATTGTAATACCAACTAGTACAGGAGCAAATCCAAGAGATATGTTTACATTTTGGGTTGATGTATTTGATTATGCTTCAGGAGATTCTTTTTCTGTATATATTAGTGGTTATAATTATGAAGATGCAGGTTCTAATGAGTGGCATAATTGTGATGCTATGATATTAGGTACAGAATCACATAGAGATTTTACAGTAAGATTTTGTCATGATGGTACTAATCCTTGTATAACAATAGGTGAAACAGATACTACTTGGAATTATTTACAAGTTACAGTTAGAAATGTTCAGGTAGGATTTACTGCTGATATAGATGACTTTAAAGGTGACTGGACAATATCGGTTGAAACAACTTTACCAACTTATGTTGATGAAACAGTTTCAGGCAACTTTCCTATTGCATCAAGAACAATAGGTACTGCTGATATAGCAACTACTGTAACATTAACAGACCAAGGTAGCGACTCAACTTGTTTCCCTGTATTTTCAACTGCTAATACAGGAGATAGAAATTTACATACAGATAGTAGTGCTTTAACATATAACTCTACAAATGGAACGTTGACATCTACAACAGTTAGCGGCACTTACTTAGAAGCAACTAGCAAATTAAATATAACTACATCTTCAGATGCAGTAGCAACATTTAAAATGACTGATGATGCTTGGGGTTATATGGAATGGAGAAAAAATAACAATGATAGGGTTGCCTATTTTGGTATGGATTCTGATATGGACAGAATGATTATTTCTGCTACTGAAAATGGTGCTAATGAATTAGAGATAAATACCACAACAGTAGATATAAATGCAGATGTTGATATATCAGGCACTCTTGATATGGAAGAAAATAACATTAATAATGTAGGCGAAATAGCATTAGATAAAATAAAAGCAGATACTGCAAGTAATGTTAATATAATGTTTAATACAAGTGGTATGACTTTTAATGTAGAAACAGGTGATTCTTATCAATTTAATTTAGGTGAAGTAGATGCAGATTTAGTATACTATGATGATGAAGAAAATGATTTATTTAAAATAGATTCAGGTAATAAAAGAGTAGGTATTGGTTTGTCTGCTCCTACTACTACACTTGACGTAGAAGGTACTGTATCATATAAACACGTTGCAGTAACAGCTTCTTCAGATGCTGTAGACGTATCAGGAGCAACAGTAGTAGAATGTACACCAAGTGGTAATATTTCTATTGGGGGATTTAGTGGTGGTGTACAAGGACAAGTTATACATGTCTTAAAAGTAGACTCAGGATTTGGAAGAGTATTTTTAGAACATAATGAATCCACAGGAACACAAAAGATATTTACAAGTGCTGCAACTGATATTGCGATAATACAAAAGGGTGGCGTAACATTGTATTGTACAGGTTCAGAATGGATTGTATTAGATAAATAATATTCGTATATTATAGGGTATTTTTTAAACCAAAATGGAGAACAAATGAAGTTAGAAGAAAAGTTAGAAAACTTAAAAAAACAACAACAACAGTTAGAAGTTACTTTAATAAAAGTACAAGGAGCTATGGAGCTAATCGAAGCTATGATAGCTGAAGAGAAAAAAGAAGAAGAAAAAGACGAAGAAGAGAAGAAATAACTTGCATAAGTTATGCATATTTATTATATTAGATTGATGAAAACCTTTAAAAAGGAGTATTTATAATATGAGTTGGCAAATGATTGCTAGTGCAGCCATGCAAATGGCTCCATCTTTATTAAGTGCTTTTGGCGCTAATAATAACGATGCAGACCAAAGTAACTTAGATGTTAATTTTAAGCCTTATATGGATAAAATAAATAAGATAGGTGAAAAAGGATTAGAAATGACTACTCCTGGTTCTGCTTATAATGTGCAAGAAGATAAACGAATTAAAAGTGACGCATATGATGCTATGGGTGTTGCAGATATGTTATCAGGTAGAGGAATTGCAAAAGGCGGTATGGGTGGTTATAGTGGTATAACAAACCAATGGGCTCAAGCTGATTTAGCTAAACGTCACAATGAATTGCGAAAAACATTACTAGATTCTCGAATGGCTAGAGAAGCTCAAGGTTATAATCTAATAGCTCAAGCTGCAGAAGGTGACCAATATATGGGTGCTTTAAAAACTCAAAGAGATATAAGTAAACCTCAATTTGATTTAGGTGGAACACTTCAAAACATAGGTACAGGAGCATTTGATTATTGGATGGGACAACAAGAAACTGTAAATCCTATCGTAGATACAATACAAAGTATGGAAACACCAAATTTTGATGTACAAAATATGTTCCCTAACTTATATAATACTAATACAACAACTAACGAACCAGTAAATTATTTTAGTGCATTTAATTAGGAGATAACATGGCACAAGTAGATTTTTCACCATTATTAGCGAGAACTTTAGCAAAAGAATTAAAAGAAGCTGAAGCAGGATATAGTATAGGACATTCATTAGGACAAAAAGGATGGTATCCTGGTAAATATGCAGCAGAAGGTATAGGCGCAGCTGGTAAAGGTTTAGGTTTACTAGGTAAATACATGCAAGAAGCACCTGGTGGATTAAAAAAAGGATATGAAGCTATGGGTCAAATTCCTGAAAAAATGAAAAGAGCATATCAACTTTCACCTTATCAATTTAAGAACCCTTGGGCAAAACCTGAAATAGATTTTGGTCTTCCACCTGAAGTGAATCAAAAAGGTTTAAATTCAATGATGTCTAATTTTCTTCAATCTAATAGACCTGCACCATTACCAATTGTTGATTATGAACAAGATTGGAGAGGTATGGGTAGAGATATAGATAGAAAGATTCGTGCAGGTGAAAGAGAAGAAAAAGCTAGGAAAAAAGAGTATGAAGCTCAAAAAAGAAATATGGAAACAATAGCACCTTGGGCGTTCCCTGAAAATTTTGGTCCTATTGGCCCTGCTGAAGAAGAAACACAAAGCGCTTGGGGAAAAGCTTTTTCTAACTTTGGGCCAGCTATGAATAATTTATATAAAGCATTTGGATTTGGAGACTAAATAATGAGTTTAGGTAATATAAGACAAAGATTTCAACAGATGAATCAACAAAGGCAAGTCAATTTTGAACAGGCTTTTTGGGGGGATGTAGGAAACTTTATTCAAAGTGATATAGGTTCTTATAATCCTGATACTAAATCAATAGTATTTCCTACTCAATTATTACCTAATAAAACATTACTGTGGAACGAATATAATAAACTAGCAACAGAACGTGGTGTAAAAGCTGATTATGCTCAGTTTATAGCTCAATATGATGGCTTTAAAAAACTTGAAGACAATAAGTACTTACAAGTAATTAATAGTGCTTCTACTATGGGTATGAAAGCTAAAGATATTAAAAAAGCTATACAAGCTAACCCTATAGCTAATCAAAGAATAAATAATATATATATGACTTCTGATGCTAATACTCAAGCTTCAATGGTTGATATGCTTAAACCTGAAAAAAGTTGGGGAGATTGGGCTATGGATTTAAACCCATGGCAAGCAATGGCTGGAGCTGGTGGACTTGGATTAGCAGCTTATGGACTAGGAAAGGGAGCTGTTAAGGGAGGTTTAGCAACAAAAGATTATTTTTTCCCACCTGAAGAACCAAAGAAAGAATCTGAAAAGATTAAAGAAGAAGCTAAAGGTAAGGGTAAAGGCGGAAAAGGTAAAGGTAAAGTACCAATGGTAAAAACAAAAGTACCTTCACAAAATGTATCTACAAAAGATATGGGTATAAAAGGTGCACCAGAATATTTTGATAGAGATAAATTAACTAAATTTACTCAAAAGCAATATCAAATGGATAAAATGTTTTGGGAAGAAGATAATCCAGGTAAGAAGTATAAAAAATTTAGTGAATGGAGAAAAGGTAAAACTGTACCTCAAATATTAAAAGGCGCAAGTTCTGATGAAATAAAAAGTTTAGCAGGTAAGAAATTTAAAATGGTTACTAAAGAAGTTCCTGATGTAAAAAGAAAAGTTTATGGACCACCTACTAAAGAAGGTGTTTATCCAAAGGCAGTAGAAAAACCTAAAACTGCAAAAGAAAAGTTTATGGAAATGGGTAAAAAAGGATGGAAAGGCTTTAAAGGCGGTAAAGGAAAACCTGGAATAATTAGAAGAAATCCTTTAACTACTGGATTATTAGCGCTACAAGCTGCACAATTATTAGGCTCAGACGAGGAGTAAAAACATATGGCTTTTAATCCTTATGGATTCTATGAGTATGGTGGTAAACCAGAACCTCAAGGAGATAAGGCTGCAACCCCTGCAGAGTTCACTCCTACATACACAAAAAAACAATTAGATAGCATAATAAATGCTTATAAAAACAATCCTAAAGCATTTAAACCTGAGCATATAGATTCAATAAAACAACACGCAATATACCATAACACTGGCTTCTATGAAGGTGATTTCCAAATATCAGAAGCTATAAAACAATTTATGGGTGGTGTAGTAGAAGGTTGGTCAACATTTAGCCCTGTAGATGCCCCTGATAATGAATACGAAGCTATTGCACGTAATGTAGGACATTTACTTGGTTTTGCTCCAGGTATGGCTGCTAAACCATTAAAACTATTAGGACTTAGAACTGCTGCTGCTAAAGTAGCAGGATGGAAATCTATACCATTAAAAGTCGGTGAAGAAGCTACTAAACTTACAGGTAAATTTGTAAAAAGTGTTATTCCTGCTGCTAGGTTTGATGCTACTAATACTGCAAGTAAATTTATAACAGGCGGAGCTGTTAAAAGCGTAGCAGAAGAAGCTATGAAGCTTGGTGTTGCTAGTGCTGTAAGTAATTGGAAGCAAGGTGTAGATGGTGTGATGATGGCCGCTAGAAGTGGTGGTGAATTTGGTGCAGCATTTCAAATACTTGCTAATGCAGTTCCAGGAAGTGGAACATTTAAATATTTATTAAGAGCATTTGCAGGTTCTATGTATCAAGGAATGCATGCTGAAGCTGCTGGAGCTACTACACCTGAAAAAGTATATGAATATTTACTTGGTGCATACTTTGGTGGTGGAGGTGCTGGTTGGGTACAAAAAGACAAAGCTAAGTTTTTTAAAGAAAGAAACGAGCAAATGTATGGTACTAAAGGTAAAAAAGCAGACCATAAAGCTGTTGCAACTGGAGACCCTACTCTTATTAAAACATGGGAAAAGTATGACCCTATAGTTCAAAAAGAAATTATAAAAGAATTAAATGACCCTAACTATTATGGTAAAGGTAGACCTAGTGAAAATTGGAGACCTCAACATCAATTAAAAGAAGGTGAAACTTACCCTGAAAGAACAGCAATGCTTGAAATGCTTGCTAAAGGTGCTGGTATAGATACTAAACTAGAAACAGTATCACAAAAAGGTTGGGAAAGATTTAATAAAATGCAAGAAGATGCTATTATCGGTAAAAAACCAACTGGTCTTGCTATAAGTACTGAAAAAAGATTAAATGAGTTAAATGTCCAAAAGAAAGATTTAGCAGAGCAAATAACTAAGAAAAGAGCTGAAATAACTACTTTAAAAGGTTCAGATAAAATGCTTGCTGAAACAGAGCTTGGTAGATTAGAAAGAAAGGTTGAAGAAGTTATTCAACTAGAAAAAGAACAACTTGATTTAAAACCTTATGAATTTATTGACAAAGCAGGTGAAATTAAAAACGAAAGAATGAATGATACTGGTAACGATATTGGTATGATAGCCGCTATTGATTTAACAAAGAAATCAGAAAATCTTGTAAATAAACATTTAAAAAAGTATTGGGATAAAGATGACTTTGAACCTATAGATAAACGTAATGAGATGTTACGTTTAACTAAAATAGTAGATGATGTCGTAAGTGGCGAAAAATACAACAAACCAGGCGAAAAAATCGATACCCAAGAGTTAACTCAAGATATAATAAAAACTCTTAAAAAAGAGGAAAATATCGACTTAAACACTAATACTAAGAAGTGGAAAGAAACAGAAAATGAATTAAGACAGTTTTTAACAAGACGTAACTTTTCTAAACCTGTTAATTATATTAACATGACTATTGATAAAGGTGGTAAAATAAGCGACTTTAAATTAAGAGAAGGTGGTTTTACTAACGCTGGAAATAGAAAAGAAAGCATGGAGCCTAAGAAAGAAGTCCAAAGAGTTTTAGAAGAAGCTATGGGCAAGGACGCAGAAGTTCCTGAAGCTAGTGTTATATTAGATAATATGACATTTAGAGGGAATAAAGGTGAGTGGATAGATGGTGGGCTTGGAGATGTAAGAAAGCTTCTTAGAAATGAATATCGATATAGTAAAAAAACAAAGTGGAGAGATGTATATAATGGATTAATTAAAGAATCTCATAAGAGAATGGAAAAAGAAGGTTATTATCCTTTTGGTGGTAAAGGTGATAATGATTTAATTATATACATTAAAAAACATCCTGATTTACAAAAACCTAATGTTAAAAGATATATAAACGAATATATAACAGAGTTAACTAAAGATTATAAAAATTCAAAGTACTATAACCAAGCTATAAAAAGAAATAAATTCTTTAGTGAAAAAGAGGCTAAAGACCAGTATTTAAGTAATATTATGTACGATATAGGATTAAATGGATTTAAACCTAAAACAAGTAAAGAGTACAGAGAGGTTTTAGATAAACTTTTTAAAGGTAAAGGTTACATTAAAAATGCTACCGCTTGGAATAAACGTCAACAAATATGGTTTACACCTACTTATAGAGCTGATGGTGATTTTATCAATAATAATTTTAAACGATATATAGAAAGATTAAGTCAAGCCGATAGAAATGATATAAACCCTGCATTTAACAATGTTTTAAAAAATAATGAAGTTAATTATGTAATAGTAAGGGATTTAGACCCTGCATTATTTAGTCTAGATGGCAAAAGAATTAAAAAGTTAGATAAAAATAGTAAGAATACTGAAATGGATGAGAGTGTAGATGGCCAAATAACTGTAGAAGATACTTTATTAAAAGCTATTATTAAAGATGCTGGAATGCCTGAAAGTGGTAATAGTAAATCGTTTATTGTTAGTCCTGATGGACAAATGGGAGCTTTACTTGGTAAGTATATGATGCATAGTGCAGGACCAAAAGCATCTAAACAAATGCGTAGAGCTGGCGTACATATGATTATGCAAGAAACAGCTGTTAAGCAAAGAGGTGAAAGAAAAATAACTGATTACAATATTAAAAATGATAATTTAGTAATAGATGATGCATCTCTAATTTATAGGCTACCTTTAAAAGATATCAAATATTCTTATAGTGTAAAAAATGATGATGCTATGATAGGGTTAAATCCTAATGGAACTATGCATAAACATGGCCTACCTAAACAGTTATTAATGGCAATGGCTCAAAATACATTTAAACCTTTTCCTAAAGAAATGGTTGAAGATTTTTATAGAGAAACTGTACTAAAGAAATATGATGGAAAAAAAGAAATAAATGAATTATATGATGATTATAAAGATAATCCAAAGAGTAAGAAATTACTTAGACTATTAGAGGACAATATAGAAGATTTAGGCGTTGAGAGATTACTTGATGCAATAAATGGTAATCCTACAAACTTTTCTGATGCTGCTTATATGCGTTTAATGAAGATACAAAAAGATGATATAATGCATAGAGTTGCTGATGGAGAAATGACTCCTGAACAAGCTGAAAAGTTAGTTCAGAATATGGAAGAATTTAACAGCTCTATGGACAGAATAGTAGAAGCTGGGCAACAATGGAAAACAAGAGAGCAATTAATTGGTAGAGACGGTAATATTAACCCATTACTATTACATAAATGGATAAGGCCATACAGATTCCAGGTAATTAGAAACTATGTATTTAACTCACTTAGTAGACCAAAGATAGGTAATAGTGGTGTAGCCCGTATGCGTGGTTATGATAAATGGTTTCAAACAGAATTAGATTCAAAGGGTAAAAAGAAATTTGGTGAATTAGAGACAAATGATGAAATATTTTATCTAGATGATGCATTTAAAAGAATGCCACTTAAAACTACTATTAAAGGTTATGAAGATACTACTTTAAGTGAATTATGGTATGACTCAAAAGGTTTTGGTAAAAAGAAAAAAGCACAAGCAGATGAAGTATTTACTGCTTTAACAGTAAGAGTGCCTATGGACTCTGTTAGTGGAGCTCAAAAAATGGTGTTTAGAGGATTTACAGGTAGACCTGGCCATGGTATATTAATGCATGGTAGAGCTATGAAAGCTGAAGGTGGTGCTGACCTTGATGGTGATGAGTCATTTATATTTTTTGGTGGAAGAAAAGGTGATAAAGGTGAAGGGCTTAGAAAAGAATGGATAGATAAATTTCATGAAAATAAAACAGAGTTTTATAATGAAGATGGTACGATTTATAATAACAAAAATAAAGAAGTTACTGAATCTTTAACTATGCAAGACTCTAAAACTACAACAGGTATTGACCCAAAAGCTAGAGATAGTAAAATGTGGCAATATGATTCACAATGGAGACAAGATATATCAGAAAGAGCTGTAGAAGGTCGTAACTTATTAGGTGGAACAGTAAGTGGTGCTCAGGTATTAAAAGCTGCTCACAATGCAATGCTTGAAATGAAACAAGGACATACTTTTACTGTTTATAAAGGTAGGAAAAAGTTAAGAATAAAATTAACGCCTAGAACTGAAGAAGCAGAACTTGAACAAGCTAGAAAATTAGCATCTTCAATGATAGCGTTTACATCTGACCCTCTTGATGTAGCTGGTTTAACAGGTTACAAAGATTACATGAGTAAGTTAGGTAATGCTTATTTTAAAGTGAAGATAAACGGGAAAGATGCAGAGATAACTCCTGACAATCAAGCTCAAGTATTTAATAAAGAAGGTATAATAGGGCAAGTTAGAGATATAAATAAAGCTCTTTATAGTAGAGACTATTATAATAACAAATCTTGGGACGCTGTAGATATAAATCAAATGACTGCTGTTACAAAACCAAATAATGTGTCACCTCTTAGAAATTCAGAAATGCATAATAATATGCTACTTAAAATAGGACGTTTAGCTGCAGATGTAGAGTTATACGATAGTCCATTTAGAATGATAGCACCAGAGCGTTTAGTTGCAATGTATAATGATTACAACAATATAACTCAAAGAATACCTATGTTTAAAGATTTACTTCCAAACGTTAAAGTTACACCAAACAATTTAATGTTAAAGATAATGGGTATTAAGGTTAAAGATGGAAAGGTTTATCAAACAAATAAAAAGTTATACGAGCAACAAGAATTAGAAAGAGTTGCTAACAGTTTACCTGAATTTTATAAGTATATTAATCATCCTCAAAGTCAATTCAGACCTGGTGGAAGTGAAAGAAGTAACTTTAGCGATGCTTATGCTCAAAAAAATCGTCAATATAGAATAGATAAACTGAAAGAGCTTATAAAAACTAATGAAGATTTTTTATCACAAGATGTAAGTGATATGGTATCAGTTAGACAGATATTTAAATACTATGATGGTGTTGAAGTAAATCCTACAATGTTTAGAAAGATACTAAAACAAACTCAAGATTTAAAAAACAATAGTTATCTTCAGAGAAAAGAATTTACTGAAGAAGCTATGGAAAGAAAAACAATAAGGCAAATAAGAAAAAGTTTTGGTGTACCTGAAACAGCTGAATTAGAAAAAAGTGCTACATTAAATCAGGCTGAATTAGATGCTGCAATACAAATGGCTAGAGAAACTATGCCTAATGCAAGAGCTAAAAAACTATTTGACCATTTAATGCTTGGAACTTTTAGACACAGTACTATGGAAACTGGTGTAAATAAACTAGGATTTGCGTCTAAAGCTATAGACCCTGCTAGTTTAACAGACTTTGTTGGTGACTTTACACAAGTAATGACTAAAGCTTATAAAACTCCTTCACCAAACTCTGAATTAAATCGTAAACTATTCAAAGAAATTAGATTTGAAAAGGATTTACCTGAAGGAACAATACTTGAAGATACTACTACAGGTTATGAAGGTCTTTATGGTAAACCTGATATGAAACTAATACCTAAACAAGTTAGACAAGAGATTACTGAACTTGTTGATATACTAGGTAAATACAATGATAAAGTTGGACAAGACTTAAATCTAATAACTAGAGATTTATTAGGAAAAGATTTTAATGCAATGGATTATGGTGATATAAAAAATCTAAATAGGTATTTTAAAGAGTTGCAAAGAGGTACTATTTGGCAGAGGTTATTTAGAGAAAAAACACCTGACCTTAGAAAAAGGTATACAATGTTATTTCCTCTTACAATAAATAGAGAGACAATGAAGTATGACATTCATCTTATGAAAAAAAGAGGTTTGTTTATGACTCAAGCTGGTGAAGTTGCTTCTGGTGACATGGCAAGACCTACAAATATTACAGAGAAACTCCATCATGGTATAACACTTGCTATGGATAAAGCACAAGCTAAAGGTGATGAAGAAGTGTTTAAACTACGAAGAGAGCTAGAGTTTCTTGATGGTATAGATGAAGGTGAAGCCTTTAGAATGATTGGTGTAAGGAAGCTTGAAGCAGATGGTAATGTAGCTAGAACACTTGGCAGGAAAGATACACAAGGTCAAATTTGGGCACGTAATTATATTGAAGCTTTAAAAAGTGATATAAAAGACACTAATTATGAAGTTATTAAAAATAATAGATACAGAATAACTCAAAGAACACCTGAAGGTGAAGTTAAACGTATTGAAATGACAGGTAAAGATATTACTAAGAAAGTAATAGATATTTATAAAAATCATTTTCAAAATGTTTACGATAAAGTTATTAGAGGTAACCAAGAATTTCTTGATAGTTACCATGAAAGAAGTGCTAAAGGTTACAAAATATATCACGATTTTAAAGATTACAAAACTCTTGATGACCCTATTAATGGTGGTAAACGTAAAATGCCAATGGAGCCTAAATATGAATATAAGAGATTTATTAAAGATGTTTATGAAGCTTATGAAAGAGGTCAAGATATTACAACAGACCTTGGTATAGATGGTATTAGAGCTATAGCTCGTTCTATGATGATTCAATTACATCCTCAGTATAAACATAAGTATAGAACACCTGAAGAGCTAAGAGCTCAAATAGGATTAATACTGCCTACAGGTAAAATTGAAGAGGGTTATTGGCCTCATATGTTATTTGATAAAGGTTTAGCAAGTAAGGCACTTTTAAATGCTCTGCAAAAGATTGATAAATCTACTATGACAGCTGCTGAAAAGAAAGAAGAAGCTAGAAAAATTCAAATGCGTAGTAAAACTTTAACAGGTGATTGGATTACAGGTACAGAGAATTGGGATGCTTTTGATGCTAAAATGCACCCTAAAAAGTTTAAAGGCAATGCTATAACTTGGAAAGAATCATTACAAATGACTTCTTCAATGCATAAAAGAACAAGTCACATTCCAGGTCACTCTATTGATGCTACTGTTGCTGAGGTTTATACTCGTAACATGTATCAAACTTACTATAAACAATTAGCTCAAATGCTATCTAGAAAAACATTGTTTGATTTTGATATGAGAGCTATTGATATGGGTTGGGCTAAAGAATGGACAGGACCTAAAGGTAAGCAAAGAACTTTAAAAGATAGATGGCATGATTGGTATAGTTTATACGTTCAAGATGCTTTAGGACATCCAAGTACTATTCCAGAGTATATATTAAATGACCCAGGAATGAAAATAAAAGGCACACCTTATGCTTGGTGGGCTGATAATGTTGTAGCTAATAAAATGAATAAAGTTGCAAAAGCTATTGGCCTTAAAACACCATTTAAAGATGTAGATAAATATGATGTAAATGATGTTAGAGCTTTATCTAATCTCGAAGCTAAGTTTGAGCTTATGTCTTTACTTGCACATCCTAAGTCTGCTGTTGTTAACTTATTTGGTGGTTCACTGCATACTATCCAAAGTGCAGGTGCTTCTGCTCTTAGAAAAGTATATGATTATGGATTTTTAAAACAAATAAATCCTAATTGGACATCACGTCAAGATATTAAAGATTTTGCTATACAACAAGGTGTTTTCCCTGAGATGTTAGCACATGAGTGGGGAATGCAAAAAACTTTACAAAATAGTAAATCTAAAACTTTTGTTAAAGATTTAGTTGAAAATGTATCTAAAGAGGGTACAATAAACCCTGATAAGATTCGTGAACTTGCTTCAAAACATAATGTTGGTAGAAATGTTATGGAATTTGCTGCTAAGTTTATGTCTAAACCTGAAATGAAACTGCGTACTGATGCGTTTATGGCACATTACATTAAAGCCTGGGAACGTTTTGGTGGTGCTATTACTCAACATGACCATCCATTCTTAATTGAAATGGCTAAGAAAGGTGTTAAAGCTACACAATTCTTATATGATTCGGTAAATCGTCCAGCATTTGCTAGAACAGGTTTAGGTAAGATAATGACTCGTTTCCAGTTATGGTCTTGGAATGCTTGGCGTTTTAGAAATGATGTTAATCGTGAAGCTCGTATCCGTGGTTATCGTCAGGGTACTCCTGAGTATGAAAGATTTAAAAGAACAGCGTCTATAGATTTATTAGTTTATGCTCTTGGTAGTGTGTATGCTATGAGTATATTTGAAAATGCTATTCCTGCACCTTATAATCATCTAAAAGAAACATCTGAATTATTGTTTGGTGATGATAAAGAAAGAGAAAGAGCGTTCTGGGGATTATATCCTAGGTCTATAGCTCCTCTTCAAGCTATTACTCCACCTGTTGTTTCTAGAACTATTGAAGGTTTAAAAGCTATGAGTAATGATGATTATGAGAAGTTTCTTGATTACCATATTTATACATTTATGCCATTTGGTAGGATAGCTAGAGATATATCTCCATGGGCTAGTGGTAATTTAATTGATAATCCTTATAGATTTATTGAGAAGACTACAGGTATACCATATGGTGATATACAAAGAGAACGTACTAAATATAAAGATGAGTTAGCATATCATCCTACATTCCAAACAGCTGCTCAATTAAAACAACAGATAGAAGATTAATTCTTATCGAATTTATTTAATATTTCGCTTAATAATTGAGTATCACTGCAACAATCTATATGAATGTGAAGATAAGCCATTTGACTAAACGACTTATCTACATTCAAAAAACCATGAGCGATTTTAAGGCAAGGTTCTAAAGGGTCTATTTCATCCCCACATTTATCACAAAAGTCCATATAGTAATTTACTTACTTTCTTCTTTTTTTGCAACCTCTTTTGCAGGAAATTCTTTTTCTAAAAATGCTAAGAATTTATCTTTATCTTTGTTAAATCTAATGTAAGCATCTAAAATGTTTTCATTTGCTACTGTTAGTTCTTCAAGAAATTGAAGCTTTTGTCCGATAAATCTTAATGCATCAGTTATATCTTTACGGGTTGGTTTACCCTTGTTATTTTTCTTTGACATTATTTTCTCCTTCTTGAGCTAAAAAGCCTTCGAGCTCTTTGTAGTAGCTCTCAGCTTTTTTTCTCAATTGTTTTTCACCTTTTAATTCTCTATGAGCTTTTTTAAGCTCTAGTTTTAAGGCTCTGTTCTCTAAAGATAAATCTCTAACTTTTTCACAACAATTCATCAATGCTTCGTGTGTCTGATTTGGGTCCAAGTTTAAACTCCTTCTTTAGTTTTGGTAATTGTTTAGGCCATGGTTTTCCATAAGGAAAGTTTAAAAAGCACCATAAGTCGTATACTTTATGATGTATGTCGCTGTCCTTAAATTTTCTGAATCCATAGCTTGGTTCTTTTATCCATTTACCTTTTGTATATAAACCATACATGTCTAATATAGGGTTATCAGGAAATATTGCGTTCCATAAGTCCTTATACATTAGCTGTTGTATTTCATGAGACTTTCTATAGTCCCCTGTTTTTATATCTACTAAAGATAAACGTCCATTAACGTTTGCTATTATATCTGGTGTACCAGCCCAAGGTATGTCTTTATGATAAAGAAACAGTTCTTTCTCTACCACATCAGGTTTTACTTCATAATAAAACTTTTCAAAGCTCATTAAAGACTTTTGAGTAAATTCATCATCTACTTTTACTTCACCATTATCAAGTAGCATTTCAATATACTCGTGTACTTTAGTACCTCTTCTTGCTGATTCATCCCTTATAGTGATAGCATTTAGGCCATTTTTCATTAACCATTCTTCAAAGTGTTTACCCTTTGAACATGCTTCACCTATTACAGTTGTTACTGATGGTTTCCAGTTATTTGCGTTTCCTCGACTGTACCATCTTCTTTCCGCGTCTAGTCTTTTTACGGGTTGACTCTTGTATTTTTCTAAGTTCACTTCTGAATCTTTCCATCCATTGTTTGCTTACTCCTTTCATTGGAACCTCCAATCTTTGATGTAATATCGCTTCAGGTCTCAGTGTATCCACATATTGTACATGCGTAGCCACAGTCGTTACCTAAAACGATATTACCACATTGTAAACAGGTTATTTTCTCCATAAATGCCTATAAATTGTTCTTTCTGAAAGGTTAAAAAGTATTGCTAATTTACGAGGTTTTACCCATAACTTCCAAAGTATATTTATAAGCGTTATTTTAAAATTACTTGTCTTTTTCATTTATCTCCCATCGTTTGCTTTAAAACGTTTAGTTGATGTTAACATTTGGTAAAGCCACCAACATCGACCGTTATCGGTAGCTTCTAATATCTTTTCTTTTCTTTTGTTAAAGAGTCTTAGATTAGCCTCTTTTTGTGCTTTTGTTAATTTCGGCATCGTTTCTCCTAATTAAATACATCTGATTTTGCAAGTTTTCTTAGTATATAATCTTTTACTCTTACATCTTGTTTACTTATCCATTTAATAAATCCTCTATATTCTTTATCAGTTAGAGGTCCTTTTTTAGTATTACAAGATGCGCATATCATTTGTAGGTTACCCTTATATGAGCCACCACCTGATGATATTGGATGCTTATGGTCGCATACCATGTTAGTTACATCTAATTTCTTCTTACAATATTTACAAGGTTTGTTATATGCTGTATATAGCATTTCACGTATTTCTGTAAGAGACATGTTAAATGTTACCTCATACTCTTTACTCCTCTTTTTTAAAGATGATTTTAGAGTTGACGACTTTTTCATAAGTCTGTGAAACATTCTCTTAGCATGTGTCCCATGAGTGGGACGAAGCTTACGCATAAACTTCTTTTCCCACTCTTTAGGACTACGCGACTTCCTTCTGGAATTAGTACTCATAACTAGTGTGTTATTTGCCTATCTTTTGGCCAGTTGGTGTCTTACGCATTGTGTATTTACCAAAGCCTTTATACTTGCCTCTAGTATTGTGCTCCATATCAATCTCGAAGCCTTTCTTTCTAAGGTTATGTATAACTGCTGATAATCTCCAAGCTCCAAATAAACTTGCTGCTTGTGCCTGATTAAGAGATTTACCCTTAAGCAGATGCAACATTATTTTTTGACTCTTCGAGTTTCTGTTTGTTCTTCTTGGCATCTTTAGCCTCCTTTGCGAACGTTAGTATTAAAGCATAGCTGAATATTCCAATAAGTATTTTATACTCATTTAGAAATAGTCCGTTACGTTTGGCTACGCTAAGTTCAAGAGCCCAGATTTTAATTCCGAGCTCTTCATTTGTTTTTAAGAAACTAATCATATGTTCTCCTTAATCTAAAGCTTGGTTGCCATTCTAACTTAGTCTTAAACAGCTCACCATCAGTGTTTTTAAGCACTTCTAGCGTTTTGTTAGGACTGTTAGATTGACCATTTAAGCCTATCACTTTACGTGATGCGTTTTCTATTGCACCTGAACCTTTACCTGCATACAGGTCAAGTACCTCATTTCTTGAGTATTCTCGTGAGACCTGAGATACTTGAATTATGATTAAATCATTGTTTACAGCCATGCTTGAAAGTGAGTGTGATATATATTTGATTTGTTCATATTCCCCTCTAACATGAGGTGGAGTTTCGACCAAATCAATGTAGTCAACAACTACCACAGCTGGACGCAATTCTTTAACTTTAGCCTGTATTTGTTCAAGTGTTGGAGGTATAGTTTGAATAGCCATATGATTAAGTTTATCTTTGTGCTTTTGATACACCTCTTTTGGATTCCTATTTATATCTTCTTTTGTTAAACCGCTTACTATTTGCATGTTACGTCTATGCATATACCAAGCAGATAACTCTAAAGATAAGTACAGAGTAGGTAATTGCCAATCAGGATTAATATCATCATTCGCAAAATCTACTCCTAGTGCTATGCACTGTGCAAGTGTTGTCTTACTTGAGCCTGTTGGTCCAAATATAGTTACTAACTCGCCTGGGTATATCTCTGTATCAGCGTTATTTACACCTAGCATTTCTGATAAAGGTAGAGCTCTTCCTGAAAAGTCAGAGTTCATTCTTTCTTCTAGTTTAGCTTGTAAATCATCACTGCTCATCACATCGATAAGGTAGTCTTTTCTTTTGAAATGTATGCACCGTGTCTTACAATGGTTAAGCATTATTTCATCTTGGCAACCAAATCTATAACCTCTGTTATAAACATACTCAACTTTCTCTATTACATTGTTTTCATTTAAACTATTGTTATTCCAATGTAGTATAGCAGCTTTAGCATATTCACTTGGTATACCATGTCTAAAGAAATGACTTGCTATTCTTATAAGGGTTTGATTTCTCGTGCCCTCTTGTGGCCCATTTGAAAGCATTTCTTGTACACAGGGGATAACATCCCTAGGTTCAACAACTTTGCTTATTTTGGCCATTCTAGTGGCTTTTTGAACTATTGTATCTTCTAACTCGCCATTACCTACTAACTCTGAATAAGCATAGTCTAGTCTTGGTGACTTCGCTAATTCATGTATATTTTCAAACTTGCTTGTAAGCATTTCGTTCATAGTTAGAGGTATCTTATGCAAGTCAGTCTTTTTATTAACAGTGTGTTGTACTCTGTATATACCTGTTCTCATAAATATAGAGTTATCTATATCATCGCCAAATATATTTTTCATAGTACCTTTAACTACATAGTGTATGTTATCACTATTAGGAAAGTTAAATACACCACCATGAATTGCAAGATGGTAGCCACTACCACTAAAGTAACATTGAAGACTCCAGTCTTTATCTATTCCTAGTTCATCTAGTTTATAAATAATATTTCTTGCTTTGTCTAGTGTGTATTCATCACTACTGTTACCTTTATCTATATCTAAAAGTATCCAGTCTATGCTTCTTTCACCAAAGTAGTTTTTTAAACCACCATTAGCTTCAGCAAACTCTACTGCTTCTTTTGTATATAGATAAACACTACGATACAATGGTTGCTCAGGTTTTATATAGTTAACTAAGTCTTTCTTTGCAATAAGTTGCCCTCTATGACGAGGGCTCCCTACTGCTATTTCAACATAGTCGTGCACTATAAGTTTCCTATACCTGTTCCAGACATTTCAACAGTCTGTTGTGGTGTCTCAGTATCTGATTCAGTAGCTTCTTTTATGAAACCTTTGCCTTTAAACCATTTAACATCAGCTTCAAGTTTCTTTCTACCTTCTTCATCAGCTTTTTGTACTTTTTGAAATACTCTTGAGTACACTTTGCCACCTTTAACTTTAGGTTTTTCTTTATAGATGTATGCTATATAGTTATACTCTGGGTCAGTATCAGGTATTATATCTTGAGAAACTGTTGCGTTTAAATACTTAGCTATATCATGTATTATTTCGCCATTTTCATTTTCCCATTCACCTTTTACGTTTAGTCCTGCTGTACAACCTATTACATCAAAGAAGTGATATAGTCTTTTAAGAGCTGAACCACCAGTTATGTTACCATTAGAATCTTTATCAAGATTACCTGTGATTCTTAACTGTTTAGTGTAGTCACTACCTTCTTGTTTTATTTCTACATCTAGATATAAGTCAGCCCAATCATACTGTGAAGTTTTATCTTCAAAGCCTAATATACCAAACTTACATATTCCATAGAAATTACTACCATTACCACTACTTTCTTTTGGCCTAAATATTGCCATACTACTTTTCTCCTTTCGTTGTTTTATAGATGTTTTTCCAATCAAACTCTATGTGTTGTCCTCGTAAATGTTCACATCTACTACCTGCTTCTATAGATTCATCTGCTTTAAATGATATCATTAGTTTGTCATCTTCTCTTAAGACATAACCGATAGCGTCACAATCCGACATAATCAGATTCTTCAGCTTACCAGTTATATCTAAAGATTCAGGTTCAACAAGAGCCTTGCCATCGACAACAGCTCTTGCAACCTTTCTATGACCAACGATAATCAAATGTTCACAAACGTCTCTAAAAGCATTAATAGTATTCATTACTTTTTCACGAGCCAACGCATAACCTTTACCGAATGTTAAATCAGCTATAGATGCTACCTCATATTCTTCGCAGACAGCCTTTTCAGCCCATTCTACAACTTTGTCAATAGTATCTATTGCTATGTATTTAAATTCGTGACCTTCCATAGCATCTTTAAGAGTTTGGATTAACTCTTCTCGGTTATTTACTTCTTGAACATATGCTTCTAACATATGTGTTCCTTTTTCTGTGTCTATAATCAGACAGTCATCTAACTGTGAGAGCATAGTAGTTTTACCTACTTTCGGTGCTCCATACATTAGAAGAACTTTCGGATTTAGAGACACGGGTTTGCGTTTCTGTTTTTTCAACATCTGTCATTCCTTCTATTATTGCTGGGTTTACTAGCCCCTCTTCGAGTGATAAATAGGGTGCTAACGATTTATAAATATACATATAGAATGACCTATTATGCAAGACATTATATACTTGTGACAACATTAAGCCAGCAATTGTGTTTGCTGTAAATATTGTATGCTTTGCAGTACAAGGTAAATCAGGTATATCTTTACTAGATTGCCATCTTTCTAGATAGGTATCTCTTAAAGGTGTAGCTGTATGTATATCCATTGACAATGCTCCCATACGTCCGTCCACAAGAACTGTACGCCTTGGATTTCTAGACCAATTCATATATACAATCTTACGAACTTCCATATTATCAGGAGCCATCATAACACATGGTGTTAAACCATCTAAAATACTGTATTCACCGTGTTCTATGATTTCTGTGTGTTCACATCCAAAGTATTTAACCAACTCTTTGGCTGCTTCTGTTTTTGACTTACCCAAATATTGTTGTGGGTACATCGTTGTGCTTAAGTTATGTTCTTGAAGCACATCATAATCCCAAACATGAATCTTTCTAAAGCCCATTATGGCAGCTGATAGTATGAGCGCAGAGCCCACACCACCAGCACCAATAATGGTAACTTCTTCTAGATTCTTTTGGTTTATTATGTCTTTATTCCTTAAGAATCTACTACTCATCTAGCACCTCCAAACAATCCTATTTGAAAGCAATAGTCGTCTAGTTTCTTTTCAGCTTCTGTTGCTTTTTGATTAGCTTCATCACTTTTAGGATGATTCCAATGTAAAGACTGATAGTAATCTTCTTTCTTGCGAAAATCTTCAAGAAGTTCTTGATACTTTTTGTCTTTTACATCATCATCGTAGATTTCCTTATTGTTATAAGCTCCCCACATACTAACTTGTCTAGTATAAGGATTATTATACCTAACAATATTAGATGTTTTAACAACAGTTTTAGCTTCTTTTTCTTGCTTAACAAGAGATTTAACACATTCTGCAAATGCGCCTTTAGGTTTGTATTTATCCCATTCAATCTCATATTCAGCTTTTTTGTAGTCAGTTACTATTGTATGTCCACGCTGAGTTGTATAACTTACAGCAAATGCATATGGACTACCTGTAGAATCATGAGCTACAACAAGAGATGGATAACCTGTATTATTAGCGCAATGCTCTAATTGGTCTTTATCTACACTACTAATATAAGCACCACCTGATAACCCATGGTGACTATGTATTAAACCTTTATAGCACTCTTTAAGTTTTGGATTATCTTTGTATGCTTTATCTTGTGTATCCATCAATTGTTCACCATCAAACTCTGTTGCAGCACTACTGCCTAAATCGATAGGATAAAATCCTTCAATTCGCCATGTATCTGACCAATTGTGTTTGTCTGGCTCTACCATCTTATAAAATGCAACACCTGACCATTCTGTTTTAGGAAACAGATTGAGTAAGTGCTTCACTTGTTGATGTACTTTCTTCGGAATGATTATTTTCATTTCCATTTTTTGCCTCTCTTTCGTAGTTTTCTACATATGCACTAAGTTCAGCATATTGTAGTTGTAGTTTCTTTTTGAATGATAAGTTAAATTGATATTCGTATTCAGGATATAAAGATTCTGCTTCTGCCATTAATCTTTGATACTCTTTGAATACATCAACCACTTCTTTTTCTGATGATAAGTTTCTAGCATAATCAAGCATTTCCATGTAATCGTTAAACTTTCTATCACTTTCCCAACAATTCATCCATGAATTTATAAATGAACTTATATCTTTTTTGGCACCGTAATACACGGCATCTTGAAGAGCATGTAGTTCATTTAAAATAGAATTTACTGCTGTATAAGATTTAAAACATTTACTTTTTAAGTCTAAATCTGTTTCATTAATAGATGGTGCAAAGTTTGCGTAATCACTATAAACGGAATGTTTATTCTTTTTATTAAAATACATACTATACTGACCACTTATCTTTTTATTTAATCTACGTAAATCACTAGACATGCTTTCAGTCCATTTGCCATCATACTCTTTTTCAATGTTTGAATTGTTAATCATTAGTTTTACAAATTCCATTGTAACGACAAACTTTTCTGATTGTGTTAATTCAGCATAACTAGGTGTATTACAAAACTTATCAAAATTCCAAAATAATGTCATCCAAGCTGTTTTTACTTCTTCAGATTGATATACAGGCTCAATTTTCTCTTCATTAAGAGGATTTAATTGCATGCTATAATATAACATGGTCCTACCTAAAGGTTCTGAATCATAAGCTTTTTTTCTGGCACTTGGAAGCATTATTTTTTCGTAACTGTATGCATAGTTTGTATTATATGTATCTATTAAAGTCCTAGAAGACCTTAAGAAATTATAACCATGACCTCGCTCATTTACTTCAAACATACCAACCATTAAACCAGGATGATAAGGTTTAATACTTCTTTCAAACTGTTCAGGACGATAATGTGGGCTATTATAAGTCCAAGTGTTTAAATACATTTGAACTTTTTCAAAGCCACTTATATAACTATGTGCATTAAAAGATGCTTTAATAGTAGTTTCCCAATCAGCCATACAAGCTTGACCTGCTTGTATATGTGGATGTGCTGCAGCTATATATTTATACTCTATTTCATTCTTATCATTTACTACTGGTTCTTTTGTATAAAATTTCCAATTAGTTTTACTATAAGCATTGTTTACTAACCTTAAATAATAATCGCCAAGTCTAAAGATTTTACGTCTTCTAATTCTAACATCTTTAAACTTAACCCAAAGTTCAAAAGAACCTTTATCTACTTTAAAACCATGACATTTTTTATCTTCATCATTAGTTACTACATCAACAATGTCGAAACTTGCATGATTAACAAGAGATTTAGCTAAATCTTTTGAATCATATTGTGGTCTAATAAAATCCTTTTCTTGATAATGGTCAAATTCAGTAAGCATTACATCAATAACTTTATTATCCCTTTTCTTTATAGCTTCTAGCATGCTATATACTTGAACGAACATGTTCATTGTTTACCTCTACTTTCTTTTTTTAGTTAAATAGACTACATAGGGAATTTCACCCTTACCACATTTACGCCATCGTGTAGCTTCATATGCTACATCACCTCGTCTATTTATTGTTAGTTACCTCTTATTTACCAGACTTGTTAGAAGCCATAGTAATTGTTACACTATCTCCAGCGTTGATTGCTGTACCCATATCAACATTATCTCTTGCAACACCACCATTTGTTATTCTGATGATTACGTTGCTCATTGATAAGTTAATATCTTCCAAAATAGAACCAACTGTTGGAAAATTATCAGTTGTTTCTGGTCTTGGAGTTCCATTAGGTGTATCTAGGTAAAACGTATTATTTGACATATCATATGTCCTTTCTTGGTGCTTTATCTTTTGTTTATAAAAAGAGCCTGAAAAGCAACACCAATTAAACTAATCAGGCTCTATGAGGCAAACTGGATTGTTCGCCTAATTTAATCCAGACAGAGCCATCCTTAGTGTATCGCTGATTAAACGCCTTTTCTCACTAGTGTCTCTGTCTGGTATGTTATAACATAATACTTTGGTAACTCCTGCAACTTCCAGCCAGGCAATATTGTAGTTGATTAACTCAAATAAATAAGGAGTTCTAATGGAAATAGAACTTTTTGAAATGTCAGATAGTAAACTGAGTACTATCTAGGGAGTTTTTATGCTGTTACCAATTTAAATCTTGGCATACTTTCAAGGTAGGCGCGCGGTCCTTTGAACCTTGCTGTTAGGTATGCCAGCCATAACCGTAGGGCTAGTAATCACTACTTGTATGTTATTTGCTTTTTACTATATCAAGTACCAATCGTCCTCTAGCCCTATTTAATTCTGCAAGACTGCACGCAAATAAGGGGATGTGTGCGGAAATATACTCGAAAGATAAGTTTACGTGCAGTCTTTTTAGATGAGTTGTATTAAGGACGTCATAAAGATAGAGTTAATGAACCAAAACTCTACGACATGTTAAGAAAGGATAAAACTCATGTCTAACGCCCCGATTGTTCTCACGATACAATCCAACTCAGAATATTTCATCAGCGGGATGCTGACCTTCTTTATATTCTATGTTTAATGGCTGTAGCAAGCCATAATCTTTTTTTCTTTTATACTCTTCTTGAAAAGAGTTATCTTTTACAAAATGAAATGGAACACCAAATACTTCTTCAAATGGTTTTAAATATGTTTCCCATTTCTTATACCTTTCTTTATAAGCGACTAGTTTTGTGTTATAGTTATCACTATAAAATCCCTTTTCATCATATGTAGGATTACCAGGCGGCTCGGGAGGGAAACCACCTGGTTTTATTAGTTTCTGTCTCACAGGACAGTCCTTAACATAATAACAATCCAATATATGTTTAGTAAGCCTACACCTAGTATTGCTAGCCACAATAATAAGTTAGACCATCGTATTTTATTTATCATATACAGCTCCTTAATAGTAATAATATACCATATAATGCTGCTAATAACAAAATACCTACTAATATACCTTCTAGTAATGCAAATAAGTTATTCATATAGCCTCCTAGTTATGATGTTTACAGGTTGGTATAACTCTGTCTACTTGATTTTGAGCTGCAATTATATCTATACCAGCTGATAAATTTCGCTTATTACCATAAGTAGTCATCTTTTTACCACACTGTTTACATTTTATTTTAATCAATTTCATTTATTCTCCTTTTTTTAATTTATATGCGCCTAGTAGTAGCTACTACGTTAACGTAATATCAGAATATATGCCGCCTCGGCTTTTTAAGTACATGGTTAGCATGACTCTCTTCTATTTAGTAACTACTACTAGCTGTTTTATGCGCATTTGTTTACACGTTTCATGTTTATCTATACTTAGATTTATTGTACCACAACCAATATAGTTGTCGTTTAGACATATTTTTAAACTTACTAATGTCTTCCTTGGGCCACCTATTGGTAGCCCAAAGAATTAACATTCTTCTGTTACTAGGAACATATTTACTTACCATTCTATATCGTCCTCTATAGCCTGTTCCTTTATTTTAGCTTCTACTAACTCTTGTTCACGCTTCCATTGATATTTTTCATCACGTATCGATTCTTTTTCTTCTACAGCTACTTCCATACCTAATCTATCAGCTTCTATATGTCCTAAGTCACGTATTTCTTTTAAGATACCCTCATTAACATGTTTTTCAAGGTTATTAACTCTTTCCTCAAACTTGCTATTTAAATTATCAATCCTTATATTTATTACTTCAGGATGACTTTGAAGATATGTTTCTATACCACTTGGTTTATGATATTCTTCAAGTTTATCAAGTCTTTCAGTAACTGTATCAGGATTAAGTGTGATAGGATTTAAGTTGTTAATATCTTTATTTACCGCTTTATTAAAACTATGTTGGTCTTCAAGACTCTTCATGTATTCTTGATGATTTCTATTTATCCTATTACTTAAACCTTGAGCCAAGTCTTCAATGCTACTACTTAACATGTCTATCTGTGATTGATAGTTATCATGTTTGTGAGTAGAATCATTAATTTCTACGTAACCCATATCTTCATGATATTGTTTCATAGCTACGTAATCTTTATAGATAGATACAGCTTTAAATGGTGCTATAATAACCCTGACTAGGCCATATAAGCAATATTCTACTGTTTCTATTATAAGGTTTATGAATGATTTTACTTTGTTAATTAACATAGTTTTCCTTTCCTTTTTTGACTTTATGTGTATTAATACACTTGATAGTGTGTGTGTGGTTAAGTAGAGTAAAAAGGTAAAGACTCAAAAGAGTCCTTACCTTTTACGATTATTCCCAACCAGAAATGTCAATATGGTTATAATTAACCCATATTGATGGTGGATAAGGATTTCCATTCTTATCAACCGCAGGGCGTTTCCCATCATTTGCATCATAGCTTGCTCTGACTTGCAAATTATTGGCATCTATGTGAGATTGGACAACTTCTAGTTGCTCCTCTTTCACATCACAAATCATGAAGGATTTATTATCCGCCATAGGTTTGGTTTGCAGTAGTTTACCTACTGTTCTACAAAAATCAATGAACTCGTTCATTTTATTTCCTCACTTTCAAGTGTTGTATTAGACGTTATCGTCACGATACGTTTTGCATCGCAAGATGCACGGGGGATAAGAGGCGCCTAAACCGCGAAAAGCTTAATTGCGCTCAGTGCTTGGGGATATAACTAGGTTTAAAATGCGAACACAAGGGTGAATTAACAGTGAGCATTTTCAACGTAGTTAACCCCCACACGGGCGTAATTTCGAGCGGTGTGGTGCACTATATCTCTGACACACCCATTCTACGGCTAATTTTTCAAAAACGGCCTTTTCAACGCGATATAGGGCGATTTATCATAGGTGTAAGTGCTTGTTTTTACTAGGTTTAAAAATTTTTTTAAATTTTTTTTCCAAAACCCTTGACTTTTAGGTCCAAAAAACGTTAAATTTACCAGCCTACCAAGGTATAGTGACTGACTATGTGACTTACAGCAAGACTTGTTACTAGGTTAACTAGACAGCTCCACTGTTTCAATCTATATTAAACCCGCAAGTGATGAGTATACACTGGTTAGTGACTAGGTTAGTGACTAAGCAAAGAAATAATTTGGATATTTGATAGTTATTTAGTATATTATACCTAAAAATTTACAACAATTAACCGAAATGGGGAAAAATGAGTGATTTAATAATAAAAAATGCTGGTACAGAGCAAACGCAAACTGAGCATGGACCAGTAAATCCTGAAGTAAAGTTAGGACAAGCAGGTTCTTGTTTAGTAGCTGGTACTGATGCTGTAACTTGTAAGAATGGCGTATTCGCAGCTATTACTATGCTAGAAAACACAGAGTTTACTGCACTTACTGCTGAAGATAATACTAAATTTGTTAATACTGCTAGTGCACAAACAGCTATTTCTACTGCTAATACTGCTACTTCAGCTTCTGAAACGTTTCCTAAAGGCGTAACTATATACGGTAGATGGACTTCATTTACACTTGCTTCAGGCCTTGTAATGGCATACAGAGGATAAATTGAGTACTCTAGGATTAGGCAATAGTATA